CTTGGTCTGCAAGTGATACTTATGTAGCTACAACAGCTGCAATTGATGCACGTATTATCGACTTAGTTGATGAAGTTGGTGGTTTTGATATTGTCAACGATGAACAAAGTTTTCCTGATACAAACCCCGGTGGAACTACAGGACAGGCAGCTGTTTTAAGTATCAAAGCAGCTAGTACAAACTTAGTTCCAACTGGTACAACAGTTACTGTCAATAATGGTAACTTAGCTAATAATGCAAATATTACAATTACTGGTGTACCAAGTACAATTGCTCAAGGCTTTGGATTCTTAGTAGAATCTACCAGTACATTACATACATATACATTTCATAGATTAGTACCAAAGGCAACAGAGGTTACAACAGTTGCTAGTAATGCAACAGCTATAGCAGCAGCTGGAAATAATACAACTAATATAAATAACGTTTACAACAACGAAGGTAATATTAATACAGTTGCTACTGATATAGCTAATGTAAATAATGTTGGAAATAATATAGCAAATGTTAATACAGTTGCAAATAATTTAACTGACGTCAGTGCTTTTGCTGACGTATATCGGATTGCTTCTAGTGATCCATCAGCGAGAGCTGACGGTTCAAGTTTACAAGAAGGCGACTTATATTTTAATACTACTTCAGACGAACTTAGAGTTTATAATGGTGGTTCTTGGCAAGGTGGTGTAACAGCTACAGGTAACTTAGCTGGTCTTGGAAGTAATACATTTACAGGTAATCAAACTGTTAATGGAGGAGTAACCGCTACATCTTTTACAGGAAGTGGAGCAAACCTTACAACTTTACCAGCAGCAAACTTAACAGGTACATTACCAGCTATTAGTGGAGCAAATTTAACTAACTTACCTGTAGATCTTACAAATTTAAGTGCTACAAATTTAACATCGGGGACAATACCTGATGCTAGGTTCCCAGCTGTTTTACCAGCTATTAGTGCAGCTAATTTAACTAATCTTCCAGAAACAGGAGGTTTAGTTGGAGGAAGCACTGACAAAGTATTTATTGAGGCAGATAATGTAATGAATACTGACTTTACAACAGGAACAAATAAAAATTATCTGAATCTTCTTCCGTTGACAATTAATGCCACATTAACTGTGTCAGCTGGAAGTCAAATACAATTTGTAACCGTTTAGAACTATGTTACTTCAAATGTATTACCTCATGTCTCTAACCACGTTAGTAGGCTCTGGAGGTGAAAAGCTATTTGTAGAGTCAGATAGTCAAGTTAATAATAACTACACAACAACTACAGGTAACAATTATTTCGCAATAAGTCCACTCGTTATTGGATCTGGTTCTACTGTAACTGTTACAAATGGTTCCACTATAAAATTTTTTTAAACGTTTAAATTATGGCTAAATTAAAAGTCGATGAAATAGAAGCAACCAGTACGAATACGAATGTAAAAATTTCACCAAAAGGAACTGGAGTACTGGAAGCTAAAGGTGCTACGAATGATGCTGCTTTACAATTAAACTGTTCTGCTAACAGTCATGGTGTAAAGATAAAAGCTCCAGCTGATAGTGCTGGTCAAAACTACACATTAGTTTTACCTGATAATCAAATAGCACAAGATAAATTATTAAAAGTTAAAAGCATAACTGGAAGTGGTGCAACAGCTGTTGGACAGCTTGAATATGCTGATAATCCAATAACATCAAATCCTGTTTTTAGTGCTTCTAACTTAACATCAGGTAATGTTCCAAGTGCAAGACTTGGTACTTTCCCAGCAACTTCTGGAGCTGGATTTAAGTTTGTATCAAGATTTCATCCAAGCCCAACTAATGCTTATAGTTCTGTTGAATTTAGTGTTGATAACAATGCTGCATATAGGATTGTATGCAAAAGCGTAGAGGCAAATGGTAAACTACGCTGTCAATTTGGACAAAGTACTTCAAACTACTACGCAACTGAATATAGATGGAATAAATACTACGGTTATAGAAACTATGCTACTTACTCCACTAGCAGTTGGGCGGATAGTTATATTGATCTAGATCCAGATGAATCTAATCAAAGCTCATCAACTTGGTATTACTTTACAGCAGATTTCATCACTACAACAGGAGGACCAACACTCTTTTTACGAGGTTTTAATCCTAAATATCATCGTACTCAGATAAAACTACAGGGTTCTTTTTATCTTAATGGTATGGAAAACAACGCATCAGCAACTAGAACTATAGGAGCAATTAAGTTTTACCCTGATAGTGGAAACATGGGTTATAACGACTGGGCTATTTATAAATACATGGAGAGTTAAAAACTATGTCAAAAATTGTAATAGATGAAATCGAAGCTAAAACTACGGATATAGCACTTACACCTAACGGAACTGGTAATGTTGAAATTACAGGTGAATCAGTTGATGCTACACTCCAGCTAAATACATCCACACAACTTAATAATGTAAAAATTAAAACACCTCCTGACAGTGCAGGGCAATCTCATACATTAATTCTCCCAGATAATGACCTTGATGTTGATAAATATTTAAAAGTAAAAAGTGTTACAGGAAGTGGATCTACAGCAGTAGGACAGCTTGAATATGCAACTATAGCAACTACAGATATAACCAATATGAATGCGGATAACTTTACGACAGGTACTGTAGATAATGCTAGAATGCCATCTTCATTTTCAAATACATCAGGATTTGCTCTTAAACTTATTCAAAAGACAACAGTAGTTCCTGGCAATAATCCTTCTAGTATAAGTTTTACAGGATTAGATCATGATTCTCACTATATAATGATTGGGAAAAATGTAAAATTTAATGCTACTGATAAAATAGAAGTAGGATTTTTAAATAGTGCTGGTAATGTACTCGGCAATGGTAATGGAGAGTATCACGAAAGAACAGCAAAATATAATGAAACATATTATATCAGCGGTGGTTCTGGTGGAAGTTCTGCAGCTTATGGCTATCCAACTAATTCATATCATTTTAGACCCCAATCTTATTCAGGTGCACTCGGAGGTTTTCTAATGGAATTTAATACTGATAATTATATGTCAGCAATGCACTATAGAGTCTCTCACTCTTGGTATGATTTAACGAACTATTCGGGTTGCGGTGAAATGTGGTGCTCTATGAGTTCTACTGATCGTATTGAAGGAATAAAATTAGATACAGTTAGTGGTAATCAGTTTATACAACCAACTCAAATTATGCTATACAAATACGTGGACTAAAAATTATGTCAAAAATACAAGTTAATGAACTTGAAGCTAAAAACGAAAACACAAACATAAAACTAACCCCTGTTGGTAACGGTGGTATTACGGTTAAAGGTGCTGGCGGAAATGATGGTACTTTAGAATTTAAAACTCTTCAAGGTAACAATGGTGTAAAACTAAAATCTCCACCACATAGTGCTCAACAATCTTATACGTTGACCCTGCCTGATACTAATATAGAAGCGGGTAAATTTTTAAAAGTAAAAAATAAAACTGGTTCTGGTAATACTGCTTCTGGAACATTAGAGTGTGCTACTTTAGTTGATAGCGATTTAACACAATTAAATGCAACTAATTTAACAAGTGGTACATTAGCAAGTTCTGTATTACCTTCAACTTTGTCTGCAACATCTGGTGCTGGTTTTGCGTTAGAAAGTCATACACTTATAACAGGAGCAACATCAAGTACAAACATTACAAGTATAGATTTAAACAATTTTGCTGATGATACTGAATACAGATTAATAATCAAAAAATTAAGATTCAGCAGCACCAATGATAATATCTACATATACGCCTGTGATGCAAGTGGAAATTTTTATCCGTATGGTTCGCCACCAAATTTAATGACTTCCTATATGAAGAGCTATAGTCAATGGTATAATAATAATGGTAATTCAAATATATTTTTAGACTGCGGATCTGGGAGTCAGAAAGGATTTTCTGGGGTATTTGAGTTTAGTACAAGAGCGAATACTGGCAGGGGTTTCTTTATGGCTATGCAACCCGGTGCAGAAGAAAATGGTTGTTATGGATATTTTATGCCTTACCATAGTTACACTACTCATGATAGTGAAAGATTACGTGGGTTGAGATTTGTAGCAAGTGTGCTTCCGCAACTTGGTGGTTCCGCATGGATTACTGATGCTGATATATTACTTTATAAATTTGTAGAATCCTAATTAAAAAAATTAAAAGAGAAAACTAATGTCTGAAAAAATGTATAAAGCGGTCAATGGCGAAATTATAGAGTTGACTGATGAGGAAGTTGCAGCAATTAATGCAAGCAAACCTACAGATGCAGAAATTCTTGCTGAAAAATGGGTAGGAGTTAGAGCATTTAGAGACGGCAAACTTACTCAAACAGACTGGAGAGCTGGTAGCGATCTTACACTATCTGATGCTTGGAAGACATATCGTCAAGCACTCAGAGATGTACCTACTCAGTCAGACCCAGATAACATCACTTGGCCGACAGAGCCTAGCTAACTTATAAAATATGGAATTACCAGTTTTATATTTACCAGATGCTTACGACTTTCCAAATTTTGAATTTGAATTACCTATAGGAGAAATACCACAGTATACTCCTTTAGTGGTTCCACCCAGTGATTTAAGAGCCCCAGCAGGGGTTGAATCTAAGATTGAAGCAGAGTCTGAACAAGGAACTGCTACCAATCCAACAGCTGGTATAAAACAGGTAGATATACCCATAATCAAAGTTAAAGTCCCTGTCCCTGAGAGTGAGATATTGATTACTGCTGGAACAACAGCAGTGATTTCTGTAGCAGCCACCCTTACAGCTACAGCAGCTTTTAAATGGCTTGTTACAGCTATGAAGCCAATATTAAAAACAACATGGAAGAAGATACGTGGAAACAAAAACCCTAAAACCTGACGAACCAAAGAAAGGTTTACTAACAAAATTAAAAGAAAATGTTGATGATCATGATGAACAAATGCAGATCCTTGGTGCAATGGTACGCTTGGGTGTTGTTATTTGGTCAGGATTTATCATCACTTTAAACTATGTCGAGTTGCCTATGGTTAAGAAACCTTTAGGGGCATCATCGGATATCACTTTTGTCGCCAGCATTTTTACTGGAGCCCTAGCAACCTTCGGATTGTCTACAGGCAACGCTAAGAAGACTGGAAACGGCAACACATCAACTACAACAAAAACAAAATGAAGAAATGGATTCTTCTCTTAGCTCTGTTGTCACCCACAGTTGCAAGAGCAAACACAATAACCCCCAACTTTACTCAGGGGAGTATGAACTCAACGACAACAACTACCCAAACAATCAAAGAGGTCTCAAAAACTCAGACTTTTGGAGCAGCAATAAAGAGCTGGTCTGGAAGCAATGTAGAACCTTCATCCAATATTGTGGCAGCAGATACAACCTTTTCTGTAAAAGACGTGACCAAGCCTTGGACAATGGAAACAGCAACCCGAGCAGCTGGTCTAGTCGAACAAATAGACGCAACAATAGATATCACTACAAATACTACTACTACATCCTTATCAGTCTTCTCGCAATAAATCCTATTACAGTCTTAGCAGAAGATGAGGTTACGAATCACTCCAACCCTGTTGCAGCCGCAACGGGGAATGTGACCAACAGTGCGGTGCAGTTCCAGAACAACGGAACTTCGTCAAGACAAAACTATGGAAGTGGAATCTCATGTAATGGGGCGACTATGACCTTTTCGCCTTTTTACATGGGAAACCATATTAACCCATACTCTGAAAAAGATGGTCTTGCTGGGTTACATCCCTCAAGCTATCAGTTGAATGAGAACTGGGGATTTCAAGTTAACTTTATGGTTCCTCTTGATAAACGTGGATTAGAGCAATGCAGACGTATTGCTGCAAGACAAGAAGAAAAGATGAGGTTAGATCATGAGCTGGTACGTGCTCTTAAATGTGCCGAATTACAACAGAAAGGATTTACTTTTAGACCTGAGACACGTGTAGCACATATGTGTTCAGATATAATTCCTATTCAAGCGTTGTTACCCCCTAAACCACCTAAACCAAAAAACAAACTACCTTGGCAAAAATGAGTACATTATCACAACAAATAGCAGCACGTGATGAGGCTGCTAAAAAGAAGCCTAAGAAAAAGGCTGCGAAGCGAGACGAGAACGGACGCTATATTAAAAAGGCTACGGAGGAATAATGTTAGCAATACTTAAACCAATCGTACTTGCTTTTTTAAAAACAGACAAGTTTAAACTATTTGTATTTCAATTACTTGAAAAGCTTGTAGAACAAACAGACAACGATCTTGACGATCAAGCACTAGCTATAGTTAAAAAAGGATTAGATATTAAATGACCGATACAAGAGTAATACCTAAAAAGGCTGCTGAAGAACGATTTAACGAGTTACACTACCTTGTTACTGAA